AGGGTCATTTGATAACAAGATTGAAAATGGAGAATATGTTGAAGGTACAAATGTAGAACCGTATAATGTCGCATAACGATATGAAAAAGCTTTAGTTATAACGTCAAATATTTCATTATACCCCCCGTCCGGTGTGAAAATATTACTAATATACGGTGAGAATCTATCAACATTCAAAAAGTAATTACTATTAGTTAACACTAAACTTTGTGTAGGAGCATAAGGTCCTTGATTTGGTGTGACAGGTAATAACGGACCATTGAAAGTTATATTTGTATTATAACCTCCGGCTGGTCCAAATTCATTTAATGGATATAATTTTTTCGCATAAGGGTCATTAGCTATTAAGTCATTAGGTGAATCAATAACTTGAGAATCCCCCAATACCGTTTCATAGGTTAAGTTCCCAACTTGGGGACTGTAAACACCTTGAACATTATATGGTGCCAAATTTTTGGCCATAAGAACATTCCTAAATGAAGACGATGATGCAAATGATAAGAAACTATTTGGCATGGATTATTTATTTTATTATAAATAGAGTGTTTATCAATTTTTAAGCTAAATTCATAAATGAATTCATTCTTTGTTGGGGATTACTATTTGACGCAGTTCTACCATCATTTGTCATCCCCCTTAGAATTGATTGTACTATACTTTGTTTAATTTCATCGTTTTTAAGGGCTAAAATAAGTTGTTGGGTATCAACACCGGCTGGGGCGTTAATCGTCACTGTATGGTTAAGATTAACATCTATAGTTGAACTTGTAGTAGTATTTGTAGTCGCTTTATTGTTATTATTATTGTTATTGTTGTTACCTAACCCCTTAAACAAATCCTCACCTTTAGTCATACCAATAATAGTATCTTGTTCGTGAGTTTCAATAACACCATTGGGGGTCACAACAAAATCTTTTCCCTGAATATAAGGAGTCATACCCTTATTTACAACATTTTGAATAATATCTTTTTTAGTACCTTCACCCCAATCAGTTAAACCACCTTTTATTTTAGTAAAAAGGTCTTCAGTCATTTTCATAACTCGTAAATCACGTTCAGCAGAAGTTATATTACCTTTACGGAAATCTTCAATAATACCCGCAATTTTTTCACTTGTTTCACCAGTAGCTTTTCGCATTCCTTTAACCGTAACACCTTCAGGGGCATTCCCTCTGATTGCTTTAAAAGCCCCTCTATACATCTCTAAACCTTGTTGACCTCCTTTTGTACCAGCAATAGCCATACCTGTAACACCTCTAAAAGATTCTAAAACACCTAATATTTCTCTAGATGTACTTAATTGTGATTTAGCTAAATCAACAATATCTTTAGGTCTAGTAGCTTCTTGTAATTCTTTAAGTTTTTCAGGGCTAGTCCCATACTTTTCTAAAGCTTCACTAAGACCAACTTTTTTATCATCAATCGTAATCTTATAAATTCCATCAGTATCTTTTTCAGCTAAATTAGCGAAAAAAGTTTTCTGGTCTTCACTTAAAAATTCCGGAAACTTAATTTGTTCTAATTTAGACCCTAAATCCGCACTATTTAAGGCCATTTTAGCTAAAGTTCCACTAGCCATTCCAAGTTGACCTTCAATTTCAATCAATTGTCTTTTAGCTCCAGGCATAATTTCAAATTTACCATCTTTATTAAGTTGGACAAATTGTTTAGACATTTGAATAATTTGATTTTGTAATTCCGCCGGGTCATTTTGTGCTAAATCCATTAATCTTAACGGGTCTAATAATTGACTTTGAGCAACACCTAATCTTTGTAAACCAGCCGCCATTTCAATTGCCGATTCCGGATTAAACGCTTTATCTACCGCTTGAAAAACACTACCCATATCAACTCTCAAGATACTAGCTTGAGCGGCCATTTTAGCTAATCCCTGAACACCACCTTCAAAAGTATATTTATTAAGTTTGTCTAAATTATTGACAACTGTTTTAGACACTTCTGAAACATTCGCACCAATAGCTCTGGTTGTATCAACAATCTTTTGCATTTCACTAACCGCTTGATATGCGGAAGCCCCAGCGTCTTTAAAATTACCAACCAATAGTTTCGCATCAATACCTGTAACTTTATTAATCGCATAAAGTTTCTCATAAGATTCTGATGCTAAAACAAAACTTCTATTTAAAGCTCCAGAAACACCTAATTGTATCTCATTAATATCTTTAAGACCACCACCTAATAACGCAACAGATTGATGAGCATTGGTCATACTTTCTTTTATACCAACAATCATTTCTCGTCCTTGACCAAAACTCGTTAAAATTGAATGAGCGTAATTATCCACCTCTTTCATTGTATCACCGATTTTACTAGGTAGAGCATTACTCTCAACAACTTCTCTAATTTTTCTTAATAAACTTGTTGGGTCAATTGATTCGTTATTCGGTACTGGAGGAACAGCTTGGAAAAAATACATATTTTATATTTTAGATTAGTTATTATAAAATAAATAGTCCAAATAGAGCTTTTTAAGACTCATTTGGACTATTATCACTTATTATTTTATTTATCAGATATTTCCGCATATATGTCGGAATAGTATTGAAATCCCCGTACGAAATCCCCATAAACTTAGACATCACATAATATTCTTCAATTAAATGTTGTCTATAATTAGAAGAAAGGCCGAAAAAACTCCACCCCAAAGGTAATCTCGAAAGATACCAATTCTCCTGATGGGGCGATTGCAGTTCTTCTTAAATCTAAAGAAGGTTGGTTATCATTAAGAAATTTACGAACATATTTAGAGTCCATAATTGGCAAAGTATCAATAATTATCGCTATTTTACCCTTATCAGTTTCACCATCAATCTCTTCAATTTGTTTTAATAATCTCCAAGTAACTGTTGGTGCTGTTCTTCCAACAGGATATTCAGTTACCATTTTCTCAATTTCAATAGTATCCGCAAAAGTTAAAGGTTTTAATTTTACCGACGCACCAGTTCTTGGTAATCTAGTTAAAAAATAACCATTGGTATCCGGAGTTACTTCAGTTTTTTTAATATTCAACTCATCTAGTAAAATTGTTGTTTCAAATCTTTTCCCTGTTTTTGGGTCAGTTAATGACATTGCATATTCAGGTCCAAAAGATGTGTTTCGTAAAAAAATTAGAATAGCTTCAACATCACCATCCAATAATTCTTCAGGTCTTAAGTCGTGTTCGTATAATTTACTTTTAAGTAATGTCATAACAACATTATCTTTTTCACCAGAAAGAGCGTTAATTAAATAATTTTCATCTGAAGCAGTTAAATAACCAACTTTAACTGATTTTTTCTTATTTTTGTAAAAAACACCACCGGTAGGTAATGTCACGACATCATGCGGTAAAGTAAAATTCTCCGTTGCGGCCATTATTAAATCTTGTTCCATATTAAATACTTTTTATATTAACTATAAATAATTATTTACGATAATAAACATTTTTTACGTTAAAAAAAGAAAAATCTATACACCAACATATTAATATATGAGGTATATAGATTTTTTATTTAGTAGTAAAGGTTTGTGATTTTTTAGTAAACTAATATACATCTATCCATACGGATAGAGGCTGTAATACTAGCTAAAGCGTCAGTACCATAAGATAAAGAATCAAAGTTAACGTCATTTAACCAAGAACCTTCCAAAATCCATTTTTCAACAACAACACCTGTTGGGTCTAACATTTCAAGGTCAATATTTTTCTTGTATCCAGCTGCGTAACCCATACGACCTGTTACTGATTCTGCACATAAACGAACCCATTCCATTAATGCTTGTGAAGCTGAAGGCCCAATTGGGTCTCTAAATTTAACATTAATCATTCCCCAAGTAAATCTACCAGCAACATATGTTGAAGTGTTTAAAAATTGTATCTCAACCGGATTGACAGTTATGTGAGGTCTTGACGCAGTTTCAACAAACCATTCGTTAATACCTAATGAAGATGGAAATCTCATAATAAATCTATTCTGTCTTTTTGGTTCGTAAGGAACCGGCATTTTCATTAATAAATCCGCCATAATATTTTTTTGTTAGTTTTTTATTTTATTATTTACTATAAATATCTTGAAATGTTTTTTATTTCGTATATTTACTTTTTTTAACACTATCCTATATATAATAATATATATATTATTTAATTTTTAATTTATTTAATATGGTTTTTTAGAACCTCCAGCAGTTAAATATGTTCTAATAATATTATCAGGTTTATCTCCAAAATGTTTCTTAACTGTTTCAACATTTCTAATATCATCATCAGAAAATCCAATTGTGGGGATGAAATTATTACTTATTTTCTTTTTTAAGTATGGTTCGTTATTTAATAAACTTGCAACTTCTCTAATATAATCAACAAATTCATTCAAGGCTTTTATTTTACCTTCTTCAGGATTAGTCGCAGAACCTTCTCCGAAAGTAACAGGATAAAACTTACACAAATCTAAATACTCTTTAATCAATTCTCTCTTAGACAATGGTTCTTCGTCAGCTAAATGTCTATATTTTTCTAAATTTTTAACAAGTTCATTAGAATCAATACCATTAAAATTTGACACTATATAATTATAACACGCTTCCTTTAATACCGAAGGTGTATGACCTCTTGCTGTAACAATTGAAAAGATTGACCCATTATTAATAGCTTCAACAAAATCAGGCCAAGCTGGGCCTGTTTTAGCTAACATAGCATCAACAATAAAATCTTTATCACCCGTAGTTGTAAAATTTCTAAAAGGTAATTCCGCAAAACCTACAATTGTATGACCTTGATATTCAAAAGGTTCTTTACCAACTTCGGTTCTGTATTCCGCAAAATCTTCTGTTGACATCCCCACTTCATCACCATCCTCATCTTTAAGAATGATTTTTGTTGGCATAGTAACTATATTATCATCCCAGTCAAAAGCATAATACTTCATATCTGGAGTTCCGGATTCATCAATCCCCTCTTTTAATTTGTTTTTAAGTCTCATACTTATAAATATATCATAAATAAAAAAACCCTCCGATTAAAGAGGGTTTTTATAAAAAAATCTATTAAGTATATTAAATATTCTCAAAAGAAGCTCCTGTAGGAGTAATATAGAATGTAATATCTATAAATTCTAATGATTTTGTTGGTTTAATATAAATTTTACCAGTCATTTGATTTCTATCTAAATCTGCCGCGTCAGATGAAACTGATACTCGGAAATCGTAAAGACCTCGGTCTCTTCTAATTCCATCCAAGATAGGATTAACAGCGTTTAAGAAATCTTGTCTTACTTTATCATCATTTTGCTCAAACAATAATCTTACAGATACCGCAGAGATTAATTTACGAGCTTGTAACAATAATCTTCTAACGTTGATTCTGTCTAAAGCAGATTGTTTAACTTGTAATGTTTTGTTACCCCAGATTACAGTTCCAACATCAGAGAATGTTGCGATTGGGTTAATTCTACCATTATAAAGTGTATCTCTATCTTCTTGAGTAAGTTTCTTTCTAGCTTTAACCGCGTTTACAATACCTCTAGTGTAACCTGCTGCCGCGAACCAAGGGAAAGCGATATTATCAGTTAACGCTAAGTTTCTTGTAACTTCAGCGGTTGGTGGTAAATAAATTTGTGTATTATTTACACTATCTCTCGTTAATACCCAAGGGTAGTAAGTCGCAGAGTAGTTAGAGTCTAAACCTATTTGGTCTAAGTTATCTACAGCTTCTTGAGGATAGATTAAATCTGTTGATTCACCTACTGAAGGAACAAACATATTGTAATCAGGTGTTGTTGTGATATACAATGAATCGGCTCTACTGAACTCAACCATTTCTATCGCATCTTCAACTAAGTTAGAATTATTTACATAATCAATACCTGGAGTTACAAATACGTTAATGTTAACAGCTTCAGGATTAGAGAAAGTTCTTTGACCTAATAAATAAGCGTAGTAATCTGTGTTTGCCCAATCTTGACTATTGTCACCAACAGTGATTTGTTTAAACGCACCCCAACCTGTAGCTGAAGGATATTTAGTACTAACACAAGCACCTTTCAAGTAACCTGTTTTACCTAAAGCAAATCTATCTGAGTTTGTTCTTGATTCTCTATAGATATCCCATCCGTCAAATCCACCTTGAACTAAAAATGAGAATTTACGAGCGTATAATCTGTAGTACGGGTTTGATTCGTCATTTGGGTCAGCAGTAAATTCTGCACTACCTACGAAGAACGCTGGAGTTCCACTTGTTGAGAATGTATTAGGAATAGTAATACCACTAGCGTTTTTATCCATGTGGAAACCTTTAGTTCTAAAAGCCCAGTCATTACCTGTTACATCAGTACAAATATTTAACGGAACTTGTTTACCTTTATAACCAAAGAAATCAGCATCAACACCAATAGTGTCAGAAATACCTAAATAAGTTCTACGAACATTATCACCAGCACTTGTAGTTGCGTTATCATTACCTGAAGGAATACCGAATGGCGGGTTGTAAACAACCTCTCCTGGGTAATCGTATTTGTTTTTAATAATTGGGAACGGAGAACGAGCACCCGCATATTGTCTATAGTTATAACCTAAGAAACCACAAGGAAGTGCGTCAATTGGAGCGTCTTCGTTAATTTCAATCATAACATATTTAGAGTTCAATTCATATTCACCATCTAATGTACCAATTTTTTTAGCAACAAATGAATTGTCATTAGGGTTCATATTACAATTAGTAAATTTCTCAATAACAACTGGGTTATTATCTGTATCGTAGAAATCTCTTACAAGTACATCAAAAGTTCCATTATTGAATGAAATATTAGCGATAGAAATCTTAACTTCAGTATTTGCAGCATCACCATCAGCAATTGTTGTAAACTTAAACAAGTTATAAACTTTGTTACCTCTTAATTCTGATACTAACCAAGGAGATGTTGGAGATTGGTATTTTTCCAAGTACCAAGCAATTGAAGTTGTAGCACTAGATATTTTAGCCGCTGGTAAAGAAGTTAATTGACTATTAATACCTCTAATATAACCTTTTCGGTAACCATAGGTTAATAATGTTTGAAATTCTTCTTCAACAAATACTGGAACTGTAGTTCTAGGTTTTGAGAAATTAGACATTCCAAATACTTTACCAATAAATTTAGGGTCAGAACTACTAAAAGATGTTTCAAAGAAGAAAATCTCACCGTCTTTATTTGTTAAATTAATACCAAAAGTATTATATGGGTTTTTAGTTACACCTGAATAAGCAGCACTAGTAACATTTAAAGATACATTAGTTAAACCTGACACCTCATAAACCGGTCCATTATCTGAAGAATATGTTGCAATACCTCTTGAACGTAATGTAGCTAATACTAAATTATCGTAATCAGAATAAGAAGCGCCTTCAAATGTATAAACATAACCTGTAAC